GTAACCCACTGCCTTGATGGCACTGGACTGCACTGGCACCAGGGGCGCGGTGGGTGGGGCAAAGTGCGGGGACGCGAGTAGCAGCACCTGGGGCAGGGCTGCGCTGCACGCCAGCGCCAATACCAGCAAAACCTGCATGGTCGATACGACCATCATGCGACTTTTTATGCCCTGGTGGACAGTGCAAACAAGGCATTCACCGCTTGGCGGAATAAAGTGTCGCTGCGGTACTTATCGATGATCTGCCGCTCTTGCACGGGGTCGGTACCTGCTGCGCGGCTTTTGCGCACGTCGTCAATGATGGAATGTGCGGCACTGTTCACGCCGGTGAGCACGTAATCCTTGTCGATCGGATCATGGTGTGTTGCATACGCTGCCAGGAACTGCTGCACCGGGAACACGCCGCGCATCGTGAAGGCATTGACTGCAGCCATATCCATGCCAAGCCACTCGGCAACGGCACTGTCCTCATGCATCTCCAGCTCGGACTTCAGTCGCAACCATGCAGGCTTGGCGGCAACGGGTCGCTGGCCGGTCAGCACGTAGTGCGTATCAATGCCCAGCTCGGGCCGGTCTGCTGCCAGCGCGAGCAGTTCTTTCTCAGGGAATGAGTTGCGCTTCTTTCTCTTATTGAAGGCAGACACATCCATCCCCAGCAAGGCAGCAATGTCTTTGTCTGTTTTGACATTGACCATTTCCTTCAAACGAAGAACTGCGCGCTCAACTTCAAAAATGTCCATAAAAATCTTTCTAGATGTCCATTTATGGACATTCAACGCTAGAATAGCGTAACTAATCATTTTTGATTGTGTTTTATCCACTGCAAAAAAAGGAGCCTAAATGACCCCGCAGAAAGTTAAAGACCAATTCGCCGCCAACGGCATCCCTGTCTCGCAATGGGCTGATCAAAACGGCTTTCGCCGTAGTGATGTCTATCGCGTACTCAACGGCTTCACACCCTGCAAGCGTGGCCTGCCCCACAAGATTGCGGTGAAGCTGGGCATCAAACCCGACCCCGCCAAGAGCTTGGTTTGATGCCCATTCCACTTTCAACTAACCCGAGACATTTTCACACATGACCCACCTCACTATCCCTGAACTCGGCCCGGTCACAGACCGCGAGTACTTGGTCCATATCGGTCATATTGACCGACGCAACCACAGAACCCCAAATGGCCATTACTCCAGAGAAGCTCAAAGCCAAGTTTCGTAGCGAGGGCAGAACCTTCAAAGATTTTGCCACTGAGCACGGGTTCCATTATGGCGAAGTGATTCGCGTCGTCAATGGCATCAGCAAAGCCCGCCGGGGCAAATGCCACCAGATCGCCGTGGCCCTGGGGCTGAAGGACCAAGGGGTACCCCTATGACCGCCAGCCACCCAAAAAAACGGGCATCAAAACCAACCCTACCAAAGCTTGGTCATGACGCCCATTCCACTTCACTTTCACAAGTTCACTAACCAGCCAGTTTGATCAACCCGTCTTTCCAGCCAATCTTTCCAACCAGTCTTTCTAACCACAGGTATTTTCACACATGAACACCCTTGCCACCAGCCTCAATTTCAACTCTATTGCCCACACCGTGGCGCACACCGTTTTCACCGCCGAAGACGGTATCACCCTCAAAACCAACAGCCGCTTTGTGGCTGAAGTGTTTGGCCGTCGGCATGACGACGTGCTCAAGGCCATCCGCAATTTGGGTTGCTCTGATGTGTTCCGTGCCCGCAATTTTGCGGAGACCTCCTACCTAGATTCCCAGGGAAAAGTAAGACCCATGATCGAGATGACCTTTGACGGTTTCAGCTTGCTGGTGTTTGGTTTCACGGGGCCAAAGGCCATCGCGTTCCAGGAAGCCTACATCGACGAGTTCAACCGCATGCGCACCGCTTTGACCAACAAGGCCGACCAGCGCATGGCCATGCTGGAAAAGTATGCCCGCCTGCCCATCGTGCCGCTGACCAACGAGACGCGAGCCCGTGTTTATGAACTGCTGACTGAGCGCGTGCCGGTGGCTGATATTGCCCGCATCTGCCGCTGCGCCCAAGCCACCGTGCGCCTGCTGCGTGATGCCCAAACCACACCCGCTTCAACGGGCGACCTGTTTGGTCAAACCGAAGGCGGTGCAGCATGAACCGCCAACAACGCCGAGCCATACCCCTGCAAAGCAAAGCGCAATGGTTGCACCAGTTGACCGTCCTGACCAAAACATTTCCCGGCATGCCCGATGACCAGACCATCGTGCACCTGCTGCTCGACATCATCCACGCCGAGCAGCGCAGCATGACCCCTGAAAACCTGGCCGTGCTGTGTGGCCTGACCGCTGGGCACCTGGCCCGGGTTCAGTCCACGTTTCCTGTTGCAAAGCATGCCGATGGGCAGGGCAGGCCCATTTACACCGAGGCCGATGTAGCGCAGTACGTGGGCGCTACGGTGGATGAGGTGCGCGCGCAGATCGACCAGATGCAGGCCGCTGGCGAGCTTGACGGCTGCATCGTTCGCCTCAACGCCGATGACATCAACCCCTTGCACTGAAGGCCACACCATGAAAACACTCCCCGGTTACACCACCATGGACGGCCTGATGCGCCGCATTCAGCGGGTTGATACGGTTACCCTGATGCGTCAAACGCAGACCATGACCAGTCACGCCAAGATGGCCGTCACGCTTGCCAGCGTAGTCCAACAGATTAACCGCCTGATTGAGCGCATTGAGCTGTTGGAGCGCGTTGAAGACAGAAACTGTTCGGAGCAGATTGCCGAGAGTACGGCCATGGCCAGCATGTTGCAGCAACTGGCCGACTTCATGGACTACCCACTAAATGTAGAGGCCGTGCTGATCGAAGCCCTTAACGATGACGAGGCCGAACGTGCGGCGGGGGATGCAGCATGAAATCCCCCCGCATCACCCCAACAGAGGCGGCGCAGATTGAGCACGGCATCAAAGGTGCCGCCCCAAGGCCCGCCAAATGCACCCATGACGATGCAGCTGCTATAGAACGTCGTCTCAGAAACATCCAGGATGAGGTAGATGCTGTATGCGCGAAGTTATGGCCATCTGAAATTTCCCTTCTGCAGAGATTCATGGAAGTCATTTTTGAAGGGCATCGTGACCCCAGAAGTGAGGCTTACCGTGATGGGGTGCATGCGTTGTTGAGATGCAGGCTACTCGCTACGTCACTGAAAAAAAATCCATTTGAGATCGGTAGCGCACACGCTGATGCCTGGTGGGCTGGTGTGGAGGAGGGGAAAGCCGTCTACAGAAGCTACACCCAGCGAGATTTTCCAGCTGGGGTGCTGCAATGAAAACCAATCTGGACGACAACAAGGGTGCCATGCTGGTGCTAAATCTTCTGGAGGTGCTGTGTGGTTATGCCACCAGCGGAGCCAAAAACATCGACCTTGCTACTGCGTTGGATACCTCTGCTTCCAATGTAACCCGAACCATAGCCATTTTGATATCAAAGGGCTGGGCGCGAAAAAGTGACAACGGTCGCTTTTACCCAACACCCGAATTCACCACCTTGGCATTCAGAGTGCTGACCGACTTTGAGAGGGCAGAAGCCCACGCCAAAGATGCCAAACGAGCCATGACCGGACGCTAACCCATTTCACTTTAACCAAAAATCACTATGCCACGCCCAAAAGAAACCCCTCAAGAACCCTCTGAACTACTTGAAGTTTTGCCTGCTAAATCGGCTGAACTCATGCAATTGCAGGACTCGGCACTTTCGCATGACCAAATGGAGGCTGTTCTGGCTGCTGGCATCGACCTAGGCCAGCTCCATGCCAGCATATTTTTTACCACCATGGGAGAAACCGCGTGCCTTGCTTCTTATGAAAATGTAAAGAAATCAAAGGCTTGGAAGATTTTTAAGAATCCAAATAATCCCACAGGTGGGAAATTTGAAAGTTTGGACGAATTTTGTCGGGCGAAGCTGGGCAAGTCGTACAACCGTCTGCAAGCATTGGCTAGCAATCGTAATGTTATTGGTCAAGAGGCATTCGAGCAGGCTGAAAAAATGGGCCTGCGCCAGGTAGATTACAACGCTATCAAGGCATTACCGGCCCCCGAACAGGAGCTGATTCGTCGCGCTGTTGGCACACAAAGTCGTGATGAGGTTCTCGACTTATTGCAAGAACTTTGCGCCAGGCATGCCCAAGAAAAGGTTTCCACCGCCAAAGCCCATGCCGCCGCCATGGTGGAGTCTGAAGCGCAGTTGGCCGCCAAGCAGCGCGCCCTGGATGCCAGCAGCGCCACTATTGCCAACCTGCACCAGCAGCTCGGCGAAGAGTTTGAGCCCAGCCCCGGCAGCATTGCCAAAACCCAACAGGAAGAAACCCTGCTCGAAGAAATCAACGCCATCACCTTGGAGTGTGGCGAGATCATGCGCCGCCTGTTTCTGGCCGCCGACACCACCTTTGAAGCCCCGGTGGGCGACGGTGTCAAAGACCTGGCCCGCCATTCAGTTGAATACCTGTGCCAAGAGCTGGCTGCCATATCGGTTGAATTTGGCATCAAGGTCAACTTTGAGGAACTGGTCAACCCGCCCTGGATGAGCCCGGACATGCTGGCTGCCATGCAGGCCAAGCGCGATGAGGCAGCGGCCAAAGATGCGGCCAAAGCCGAGGCAAAAGCCAGCGGCAAAGCCAAACTCAAAACGGTGTAAGGCCACCCGCCATGGACCCCATCCGCATGGAAATCATTCACGCCGCCGCCCGCGAGCTCAGCGTGTCAGAGCACGGCCAAAAAGGCCAGATCATTGAGCGCGCCGCCCGCTTGGCAGGCCTCTCAGTGCCACGCACCCACACCCTGGTGCGCCAGGCCAATGGCCTGCTGGGCCTAGCCAAGCCGCGCAAGCGCCGCTGTGATGCGGGTGAAACTGCCGTGACCGAAGACGACCTGGTCAAAATCAGCGGCGCCATGCGCGTTGCCCAGAGGGCGGGCAAGTGGATGCTGAGCGCCGGGGATGCCATTGACATGCTGCACGCCAGCGGCCAGCTCAGCGCCACGCTAAGCCCCGGGCGCATCCACGCCATCATGCACCAGCGCGGCATGCACCCCACCCAGCTGGCTGCCCCGGCCCCGGCGGTGCGCATGCGGGTAGAGCACCCCAACGCCGTGTGGCAAATAGATGCCAGTGTGTGCGTGCTGTATTACACCCCGCAGGGTGAAATGCTGCTGCTTGAAGAAGACGGCGTGCACTACAAAAACAAGCTCGGCAACTACACCAAGGTGATGAACGAGCTGCTCACCCGCTTTGTTGGCACCGACCCGGCCAGCGGCTGCATAGCCACCCGGTTTTATACCGGCGGCGAGACCACTGAGAACGCGCTTAACTTTTTGATGTGGATGATGACCCAGCGCACCAGCCCGGACGGCCAACCCATGCCCTTGCACGGCGTGCCCTATGCGCTGTACACCGACCAGGGCAGTTGTTTCAAAAGCGCCGCATTTGCCAACTTTTGCACAGCCATGGACATCAAACAAACCCGCCACGCCCCGCGCAACAGCCGCGCCACCGGCCATGTAGAGAACGGGCAAAACTTGACAGAGCGTGGGCTTGAAAGCCGCCTGCGCTTTATGGACCCCCAAACCATCACCATGGCCAGCCTGAATGACATGGCCGAGCTGTGGATGCACGCCTTCAACAGCGCGCGGGTCATGCGCCGCCACGGCATGCCGCGCTACGCCGCCTGGGGTCTGATCACTACTGAGCAACTTCGCATCGCGCCGCCTATGGACATCATGCAAGCCCTGCCCGCTACCATGGCCAAAACCCGCCAGGTGAGTGATGACATGCTGGTCAGCTTTGCCTTCAAAGGCCTGGGCAGCCACGACTATGACGTGCGTTACGTGCCAGGCATCTCGCCGCGCTCGCAGGTTTATGTGACAGTCAACCCGCTGGCCTACCCCGCCGTGCGCGTGGGGGCTGTGGACCGTGACACGGGTGAGATTGTCTGGCACCAGGTGGAGCCCGTGCAGCGCAACCGTTTGGGCTATGACGTGGCCGCCCCGGTGATGGGCCAGGGCTACCACGCCATGCCCGAGACAACGGCCGACGTGTGGCGCAAAAAGATTGCGGCACAGGCCTATGCCACGCCAGACGGCCCGGCCACGGTGGAACAAGCCGACAAGGCCCGGCGCAACAAGCAAGCCCCCTACTTGGGTCAGTTTGACCCGTTGGCCGATTTGAAGGCCGCGCAGGTGCCTACCTACTTGCCCCGCAAGGGGGTAGCGCACGCGGCGGCTGCGCCCACTGTTGAAGCCGCCCGCCTGAGTGTGGCTGAGGCTTGCAAACGCCTCAAGCTGGAATTGAAGGAGGCTTATGACGCTGGCACCTATGCCTGGTTGACCCAGTCATATGGCAGTGCGGGCGTGCCCGCCGAGGCAGTGCAAGCACTGATTGCCCAGCACCGCCAGGCGGGGGCAGATGCGCCGCAGGTGGGCTTGCGGTCTGTGGGGGGTGGGGTATGAGGCCAACCAAAGTTACTCCGGCCATGGTGCGTGTTGTCTTCAAACACACAGCCAAAAACCTGACCAGTGTGCAGATTTCCGAAAAAGTGGGTTTGGGGGCAAGCACCGTGCGCCAGTTGCGTTCGGGTCGGTTGCCGCTGAATTCGGCTTGTTTTACTGTCTGGCAGAAAACCTTCGGGACCAAATCGCCCGGCGATAGCGTTAATAACTGTTTTAAACCCCCTAGCAGCGCGCCAACGGGCTTGAAGGTGACTTCGTATCAAACGCCTTACCCAGTGCCCGCCACGGCCCCGATTTCCCGTTCCGCCAAAAAGTTGGCCTCAAAGGTCTCGACAACCCCTGAGGCCGTTCCCTCAACCCCAACCCAAATTGAAACTGAAAAGGAAGAACCGATGTTACTACCCAAACAAACCCTAAGCGCCGAGGCCCGCAAGCGCTTTGCCCTGCCATTTGCCAACCCCTTCGACGGAGAAGTCACCCGCGATGAAGACATGTTTGTCAATGGCGAGATCCGCTTTGTGCGCGAGTCCGCCTGGCAAGCCGCCATTGGCGGGCGCTTTGTGGCCATTGTTGGCGAAAGCGGCGCAGGCAAAACCACCATGCTCGAAGACTTGAAAGAGCAGATTCTGAAAGAGCACAAGCCCCTGGTGTTCATCGAACCCAGTGTGCTGGGCATGGAAGACAGCGACACCAAAGGAAAAAGCATCAAAAGCGCAGGCATTCAGACCGCCATTGTGATGACACTGAACCCGTCTGAGGGCGTGGCCCAGTCCGATGAAAAGCGCGCCCGCCAGGTCAAGCGCATGCTGGAGGAAAGCACCACCGCTGGGCACTCGCACCTGCTGGTGATTGAAGAGGCGCACTCCCTGCCCATTCCCACCCTCAAGCACCTCAAGCGCCTGCACGAGCGCATGCGCCTGGGACGGCGCCCCATGCTGGGCATCTTGCTGCTGGGGCACCCGGAGCTGGAGGGCAAGCTCAATCGCTTTGACGTGCGTGAGGTGATGCAGCGTTGTGAGGTAGCCCGCCTGTGCCCGCTGGGCGATGACTTGTTGGCCTACCTGACGTTCCGCGCCGCCAGCGTCGGCCGCAAATTGGACGAGTTCATTACCCCCGACGGCGTGGCAGAGCTGGCCAAACGCCTGACCATCAACGCCGGGGCCAACAGCAAACAGGTCAGCCTGCTGTACCCACTGAACGTCAACAACTGGATGGTGGCCGCACTCAACACCGCTGCAGGCTTTGGAGCCCCACGCGTTGACCGCGACATTGTGCTGGCTGTGTAAAGGGTCTAAGCCATGCCTATCTTTTTGAAAACTTTGATGAAGACATTCTCAGTGCGTATCACGCTGTCTGATGGCACCGTGCTGCTGCGCCTGGTATCAGCCAGTAGCGCAGAAGACCTGTTCGACCAAATGCAGACCCTTGCCAAGCAGTACCCCGACTATGTCCGTTCAGAAGGCAGCCTGATCAAGGAGGCCGCATGAAAACCTGTGACGAACTCGGCGTGTGCCAAGGCCTCAGTGCCCAGCAGTGCCCCCACTGCGACAGCTTTGAGTGCGAGGTGGCTTGCTCCCCCGCGCCGGGCTTGGCCGCACCCAGCCCCAAGCGCCGCCGTGGCGACCTTTTGCCCACGCCCACTTACCCCTTTGCCCCTGGCACCATTGAAGGCCCGCACGCCCACCAAAGCGCATTGCAATTTGATGACTATGGTGAGCCTTGGTTACCGGTGTGGTGGCACGAGCTGATGGGCGTGTTTGCCATGGTGCTGCTGTTTGCCTTTTTGGGTGGTTTGCTGGTGGGCTACATGCCCGCTATTCTGAAATGGGTGAACGCATGAGCCAACTGGTTTGCCCCGTATGCGCCACCGAGCTCACGCTTGAGCACTTGGTGATTGATGCCGACAACCGTGCAGCGGTGGCGCAGCTGCTTGAAGTAGCCCTGCCCATAGGCGCGCGCCTGCTGCAATACACCCGCCTGTTCGCCCCGGCCAAAACCAGCCTCACGCAGCGTAAACAAGTGCGCCTGCTCATGCAGCTGCTGCCCGACCTCAAGCGCGGGGGCATCAACCACCGGGGCCGCGACTGGGCGGTGCCGATGGCGGCCTGGGCGCAGGCGCTTGACCAAATGCTAGCCCTGCGTGACGCGGGCAAGCTAGACCTGCCCATGAAAGGCCACGGCTACCTGTACGCCATTTTGGTCAGCCTGGCTGACAGGGAAGAAGCGGTGCAAGAGGTGCGGGACGAGGCAGCCAAACGCCAACCCCTGGCACAGCTCATAGCGGGCCAGGGTGCAGCCAATGCCGCCCCCATGCCAGCCAACATTCGCGCCCAGATTGCCCGCCTTAAAAACCTTGGAGTTAAATCTTGACCCAACTTGAGAAAACCCACGCTGGCCAGAGCGATGTCAACTTGGCCCTGCTCAACCTGATCAAGCTCTATGGCGACTGTAGCTACGCCATGCTGTTTGACCAGTTTGCCAACCTCACCATCAAACCCGAAGAGGCGCACAACAAGTTTGCCAAAAAGCTCAGCTACATGCTCTACCACGAGCAGCTGCAGTGCAACGGCCGTGGCCGGGCTCGGCGCTTTTGGCTCGGCCCCATGGCAGGTAAGCGCCCGCTAGGGGCCAAAGAAACTGCCGCACCCGATCGCTACACCGCCGCGCGGCGTATAGCCCCGGCTGACAGTTACTTGCCCACTGCGCCCACTGCCACGGTGGTAGATGCCAGCCTGGCTGATGCCTATCCCGGCCCAGTGGTGCCCCCGCGCCAGCACAACACCATGACCGCGCCGATCTATGTGCCCCCACCCAACCCAGCCATGCGCCCAGGCGCGCTGGACTACCAGCGTTATGCCAGCCGTGGCTTTCGCTGCTGATTTTTTGAAACTGTCTTACCCCTGGAGAAACTTCACATGACAACCCCAACCATCCCCCCCGGCTACTGGCTTGATGCCCATGACAACCTGATTCCTGAGAGCAAGGTCAAGCCCATTGACCAACTGCGCCACCAGGTGGTGACTGACCTGTGCCGCATGGCCGAAGTGCAAGCGGCTGCGCTGGGCAAATTCAAAACGGACGCCATGATGGAAGTGGCCAGCTTTTGTGCCCTAAGCCTGGACCAATACGGTGTGCGCACCGGCGGCGAAAAGGGCAACATCACGCTGGTCAGCTTTGACGGCCGCTACAAGCTGGTGCGCCAGATGCAAGACAAGATTGTGTTTGGCGAGCAGCTCATGGCCGCCAAAGCGCTGATTGACGAATGCGTGCACCTGTGGGCCGCTGGGGCTAGCGACAACATCAAGGTGCTGGTGAACCACGCCTTTCAGGCCGACAAAGAAGGCAAGATCAACACCGCCCGCGTGCTGGGCCTGCGCCGCCTGGACATCAAAGACGACAAGTGGCTCAGCGCCATGCAAGCCATTGCCGACAGCATGCAAACCGCCAGCACCAAGCCTTACATTCGCTTTTACAAGCGCAATGCGCTGACGCTGGAGTATGTGCCTATCGTTCTGGACGTGGCGGGGGCTTGAGCGATGGCCGCTATGGTTTCTGGTAAAGTCCGCCCAACTGCACGTAACGGTGCAGCCAGGTTTGGCGACCTTTTACACCGCTGCGACGCAAGCCGCAGTTTCTCAGCAGACCCTGCGGCTTCTTCGTTTGTGCCTCCTTTTATGGTGGCTCGATGGGAGGCCCGCAAGGGCCTGCCGGTTCGCGCAAGCGGTGTCCGGTTCGCCAACCCGTCGAGTCACCGCCCCCATTTGGCGATGGGTGCGGTGGTTTCTTCAAACCACACCGCAAGGAGGCCATTCATGGCACACACCCGTACCCCCACGTCCCCGGCTATTGCCGTCACTGATGTGGTCGACGCAATCGACCACCTGTCCGCGCACTTCCTCGCCTTTGAGGCCATAGAGCAATTGATCAGCCCGCAAAAGGCCAATTGCAATGAAGACCTCGCCCACGTCGACCGCCCCGCGCTGGGCTTTCTGCTGACCATGCTCAACGTGAGCATGCGCGACCAGATCACCGCCGCCCGCGCGGCTGCTGAGCTGGCTTACCAAATGAACTGCTGCAACTGAAAGGACCATCATGAAATTAACTGTCGTGAACACAACCATCCGCCAGAACGCTCGGCACCTATTTAGCCTGGTCGATCTTCACAAATCCAGTGGCGGTGAGAAAAGACATCTACCTTTTCAGTGGCTGCGCAATGCAAAGACAAAAGAGGAAGTTGCGTTCCTAATTGCTGAAGTCGATAAAACCAAAAATGGTGTTATTGGCCCGCAACCCGATAACAGCGAATCCGCTGTTATTGAAGTTCGGCAAAACACGGGTGCATGGGTCTGTCTCGACTTGGTTTACAGCTACGCCATGTGGATCAGCCCGCAGTTCAAGTTCAAAGTCATTCGCGCCTACGATGCCATGCTGTCACGCCCGCGCATCCAGCATGAGAAGGCGCTCACGACACGCTATCCGTTCTACACCGATCTGCGCAGCCTGGCTCTTGAGGGCAAGAAGGATGTGGAGATTGCGCCGCTGATTGAGCGCAGCCCTGGCAGCGTGGGCTACCACCGCAAGAAACAGTTCACCGAAGGGTTCACCGACCCGGTGGAGTACGCCCACAAGCGCTACTCGACGGCAACGGCACAGAAGGTGATCGCCAAGCAGGGTTGGGACCAGTGGGGCAGCGACTACGAGCCACCTCAGTTCGGGTTTGACTTTGAATTCACAGCACAAGGAAATTGACATGAAAAATAGCGATTTGGAAAAACGTGTTGCCCGTCTTGAGGCATTGGTCGCCCAGCTTTCAGCTTGGCACGACATGACGCTGGGTGACATCGTCACGCTAGAGCAGGCAATTGATGTTATCGATGAACATCTTGATCTGGGTATTGACATTGCGACCCGATCAATGACGGCAAAAGCCGAATTGATGGAGGAGCTGTCAATTGATGTGGTAGCGCTTGAGACCGCTGTTAGGCAGTTCTAACCATGGCAATCGCCCCACGTCAAAGCCAGCTCGCCGCCATCCACATGGCGCAAAAGGCGCTGGGGCTCTCTAGCGAAGATGCCACCTTTGTCAAGATGCAAGTCACCGGTGTGGCCAGCAGTGCCGCCATGAGCGCCGGGCAGCGTGCCAAGTACCTGGCGCATTTGAGCAGCTTGCAGCAAAACGCCGGGCTGATTGCCCCCCGTCCCCAACAGCGCCCCCCGCTGTACCGCACGGTAGACGATGACCAGGACGCGCGCTGGCTGAAATGTCGCGCCCTGTGGCACGCCCTGGCCACGGCCGGTGTGGTGCGCACCAATACCGATGCGGCCCTGCTGGCCTATGTGAAGCGCCAGACCAAGCTGGATGCCTGGCGCTTTTTGAATGGCTACCAGGTCAACACTGTGATTGAAGCTTTAAAGAAATGGTGCGTGCGCTCTGGCGTGGCCACTGAACCCGAAACCCGGAGCTAAACCAACATGGCTACCAACGACCCCAATGATGGCCGCATGGCCGAGCGCCGCCACGAGCTCTATGCCGACCTGATCGCACTGGTCACGCAGCAGTTGGGCGAATACGGTGTGGGCGACAATGAGGCCGCGCTGATTGCCAGCGAGCTGGCCGACCGCCTAGCCAGCCACTGGGGCGGGCAAAATATCACCTTCCCCAAGGAATACCGGCGCAAGCTCAGCACCCTGGAGGCTTCCATCTATCAGGCCTGGCACGGCAACAACCTGAGTGAACTGGCGCAAGCCTATAACCTCACCGAGCGTGGCCTGCGCAAGCTGATTGCTCGGGTCACCAAGCGCATTCGCGCAGGTAGCCAGCACGGGCTGTTTGACAAGCCAGACCCGGCTTAAGGCTACGGGGCGGCAAGTTCTGCCCTCGTTCCAATTACACAGTGACAGCAGCCCGGCACAGTACCGGGTATGCCAAACGGACTTCCCCCCCAAATCGAGATTTTCCGCGCCGGTCGTCACACTGACGATTCGGGCACGGTGCACAACTTCAGTGCCGCTGACGTGGCGGGCATGGTGCACGCCTATGACCCCAGCTTGCGTGAGGCACCGCTGACCATTGGCCACCCGGCTGACAACTTGCCTGCCTATGGCTGGGTGCAAGGCTTAGCGCTCAATGCCAGCGGCAACCTGGCCATGAATGCGCACCAGGTGCAGCCCCAGTTTGCCGAGATGGTCGACAAAAAGCTGTTCAAGAAACGCAGCGCCTGCTTTTACCCACCCCAGCACCCCAACAACCCCAAGCCCGGCAATTGGTATTTGCGCCATGTGGCGTTTTTGGGGGCGCAGCAGCCCGCCATTGCTGGCCTGGCAGGCTTTGCTACGTCCGATGCCGGCACGGTGCGCTTTTCTGAAGACAGCCCCGGCGCAGCTTCCACCCCAGTTTCCCCTTCCCCCGTTAACCCCAACCAGGAGCAACTCCAAATGTCCAAAGAACTTCAAGACCAGCTAGCGGCCGCACAGGCGCAAAACGCCGCCTTGCAGGCCACGGCTGACCAGGCCACGGCACAGGCCCAAGAGGCTGCAGCGAAACTTGCCAAGTTTTCCGAAGAGGCTCGCGCCCAGCGCACTGCCAGCTTTACCAGTTATGCCGAGGCACAGGTCAAGGCCGCCAGCATCAAGCCCGCAGAAAAAACCGCCGTGGTGGACTTGCTCGGCCTGGCCTCTGATGCCAAGCCGGTCAGCTTTGCCGAGGGTGGTGCCCCCCGCACCGTGTCTGCGGTGGACTTTGTCAAAAGCCTCATTGAGCGGGCCAAACCGGTGGTGATCTTTGGTGAGCAAGCCGCTGGCTCGGTGACCAGCCCAGGCAGCGCGCAAGGCCAGAGCGAGGCCGAGATTGATTTGGCCGCCCGCGCCTACGCAAAGCAGCACAAGGTGCAGTACGCCGAGGCACTGCAAGCGGTGTGCACTTTTACCGCCTGAGCCCGTAGCCGACCCTTTTTACTTGTTAATCGTCTCACTTAAAGGACCCACTCCATCATGATGACCGCCGCACAAATTCGCCTGGGCCAGAGCCCGATACTGACCGGCTTGTTGCTGGGCATGACACAGTCAAGCTACATTGCAGAAAAGCTGTTTCCGCGCCTGCCGCAGGCACTAAGCTCAATCTCGCTGGCGCAGCTCGGTGATGAGCGCTTCAAGCGCTACAACCTGCGCCGCGCCCCAGGCACCAAGACCAAGCGGGTCGAGGTGAGCTATCAGGGCAAAACCTATACCGTGGACCAATACGCGGTCGAGGTGCCCATTCCGCGTGAGGTGATTCGCGAAAGCGATGAGAGCCGCCGCCTGAATGTGGGCAACTACCTTGACATCAGCCGCATTGCCATGGTCACCGCCAAAGACATTTTGGACCTGGACTATGAGTTGGACGTGGCCACGCTGGCCACCACCAGTGGCACTTATGCAGCGGGCCACACCACGGCCCTGGCCGGTGCCACCAAGTGGAGTGCCAGCACCGGTACGCCGGTGACTGACATCCGCGCAGCCAGCGAGGTGATTCGCAAGAAGATTGGCAAGCGCCCCAACAAGCTGCTGCTCAGTGCCGATGCCTTTAGCTGCCTGCAAACCAATGCGGAAGTTAAAGCCTATTTGTCCAGCACGCAAATGGGACCCGCCACGATGGAGCAGCTCAAGACGATTCTGAATGTGAAAGAAATCGAAGTGGGCGAAGCCGTGTGGAAGGATGCCACCAACACCGGCCAAGACGTGTGGGGCAACAACGCCGTGTTGGCCTATGTGCCCAGCATGGGCGGTGCTGGCAGTGGCGACATCAGCATGGCGGAGCCCGCCTTTGGCTTCACCAACGTGATGGAAGGCCACCCGTTTGCCGAGACACCGTATTTTGAGAACAGCGTGAAGAGCTGGATCTACGGTGCCACCTTTGAGCGCCGCCCCAACGTGGCCTACAACACCGCCGCCTTTTTGTTCCAGAACCCGAAGTAAGCAGGAATACAAATGTCAAAACTGATTGCCCTCGTAGTCGTTGCCCTCGGTGCAGGCCTCGACCGCGTCTACATCCAACCCGGTGAAGAAGTCACCGGCCTGAACGCCATTGACGAAGAAGAGCTCAAGCGCGTCGGTGCCATCCAGGACCAAGACGAACAAGCTGCTGACGAAAAGGCTGCTGCCGCCGCTGAGGCCCGAGCCAAGCGCGAGTTTGCGGCCGCGCGCAAGCTGGAGCTGGCCAAAACAGCTGCGTCAGAGTAGGCGCGCAGGCCACCGGTTTATTCCCCCCCCCTTTTTTCTGTTCACTATTTAAGGAGTTTCTTCCATGGGTTCACAAAACAATGCTGGCTTGCAGCACCAAAAGGACGATGCCGTCACCGTGGTGGCCACAGCGGCCATTGCCATTAACCGCATCGTGGCTTATGACGGTGCTTATGCCACGGCCGCAGGGGGCACCAAAGATGCCCAGGGCGTGAGCGAGATGGACGCAGCCATTGGCGACGCCGTGAGTGTGGTCACCGAGTACAGCTACCTGGTGGAGTGCTCTGAGGCGATTGCCTTTGGCGCTTACGTCAAACCCGCCATCGACGGTACCGGCCGCGGTGCCGTGGGCAGCTTGACCGACCACTGCGGCCGCGCCCTGGGGGCCACCACTGTGGCAGGCCAGTTGTTTGAGATGCAGATCGTCAAGCACGTCCACGCCTGATAACCAGCACTTGATCCGAGCATGAGCTACGCATCGCAGTCTGACATGGTGGAGCGCTTTGGCGAGTCTGAGGTCGCCCAGCGCACCAACCGCGTCGATGGGTTAACCATCGACGTGGCGGTGTTGGCACGCGCCCTGGCTGATGCTGATGCGCAGATCGACAGCTACATGGCCACGCGCTACACCCTGCCGCTGGCCACAACGCCCACGGTGCTTAACCGCCTGGCCTGCGACATGGCGCGCTACAGCCTGTATGACGATGGTGTGCCGCCAACGGTGCGCCAGCGCTATGAAGATGCGGTGAGCCTGCTCAAAAAGTTTGCCAGTGGCGAGGTGCGCCTGGCGGGCCTGGAGGCTGTGGCCATGGCGGGTACTGCCACGGTGTATTACAGCTTTGAGCCGCGCCAGATGGATGCTGACAACCTGCGCGGTTTTGCCTGATGAACACCAACCTGCTTGAGTTAGAGCCCCTGCTGATGGCACGCTTGGCCGAGCAGCTGGCCGACCTCACCCCCAAAGTGCATGTGCTGGCAGCGATTGATTTGGCCAGTGTCACCGAGGCCACGCAAGTCACCCCGGCCGTGCACCTGCTGTACCGCAACTACGCCATCACCGAGAGCAACAGCAACGGTAAATTGGTGCGCATGGAACAAACCTGGCTGACCGTGGTGGCCACGCGCAATGTGCAAAACCTGCGCAGTGGTGCCGCTGGCCGCGCTGATGCCGGTCTGATTGCCCGGCGCGTTACGCAAGCGCTAATGGGCTTCAAGCCCGCTGCCACTTCCAAACCCCTGCGCTTGACCCATGCGCCCGACGCTGGCCACAGCAACGGCTACCACTACCTGCCCCTGGCTTTTGTGGCCGAGCTGGTGCTGGACTGATTTTTTTAACGCGAAAGGATTTTTATCATGACCGATACCACCTATTACCCCTACCTTGGCAGCGGCAAGATTTACGCCCGCGTGGCTGGCACCGCTGCCAGTGCAGGCCTGATCTACATGGGCAATGCCAGCAAGCTCGACATTACCGTAAAGGACAAAAAGGTCACGCTGCAAGATTTCAGCAAACCGGGCGGTGGTGTCTATGCATCGGTGAGCCGCATTGAGGCCGCAACGCTCAACGTCACGCTCAATGACCTCAACAAAGCCAATATTGCCCGCGCCATCTTTGGCACCGACTCGGCCATCACAGGTGCCACGGTGGCCGATGAAGTCGTTACCGCCTACCTGGACGCACTGGTGCCCTTGGCACACCCCAACCCCACAGCGCTCACCGTCAAAGACGGCGCTACTGGCCTCATCAGCTACGTTGCAGGCGCCGACTACGAAGTCCGCGCCGGTGGCATCTTCATCATGACGGGCGGGGCCATTGTGGCCAGCGAGTCGCTCAAAGTGAGCTACACCTACGCCAGCTACAGCAAGGTCGAAGCCATGACCGGCGGCGCGCCCGTGTTAGAGCTGCACTTTGAAGGGCTCAACGAGGCCAACAGTGGCAAGCCGGTGATTGTGGACATCTACCGCGCCCAGTTAAGCCCAGCCAAGGCGCTCACCCTGTTGGGCGACAAGTTCAGTGATTTGACGGTAGACGCCGAGATGCTGGTTGACACCAGCAAAACCGGCACAGGCATTAGCCAGTTTTTCAGGGTCAAGCTGGCGTAATAAAAACCTATGGCCATCAACCCCATTGAAATCATCATCAGGGCCAAGGACGAGGCGTCCGGGGTCTTTAGTTCGATGGGCTCTAAGGTGGCTGCAGTGGGCGCAGCCATTGCGGGTTACTTCGGCATTGATGCCTTTGTGGGGGCCGTCAAGGGTGCGGCCAATCTGGAGGCCAAGCTATCTGAAGTGCAGGCGGTCAGTGGTGCCACCACTGCTGAGATGGTGCAGCTGCGCAAAGCGGCAGAAGATGCAGGTGCCACTACAAAGTTCACCGCCACAGAGGGTGCCGAGGCTTTGGGAAACCTGGCCCGCAGCGGGCTTAATGCCAAGGATGCCATAGCAGCCTTGCCTGCCGTGCTACAGCTGGCTCAGGCCGGTGGCATTGGCTTGGCCGAGGCCTCTGACTACGTGTCCAAAACCGTCATGGGCATGGGCCTGGCGTTTACCGATGCTGGCCGGGTAGCTGACGTGATGGCCATGGGGGCCAACGCCAGCAACACCAGCGTAACCGGCCTGGCGCAAGCCTTGAGCTACGCCGCGCCGCTGGCTAAAACCCTTGGGCTGGACCTGGAAACCACAGTGGCCATCATTGGCAAGTTTGCCGATGCAGGCATTGATGCCAGCCGTGCGGGCACAGCACTGAACGCCATCATGGCGCAGTTTGCCGATCCATCCAGCAAGTTCCGCACTGAACTGGCGGGTGCAGGCATCATCACCAACAATTTCGAACAGGCGTTGCGCCAGCTGGCTGCTGCGGGCCCGGCGGGTAGCAAGGCCATCAACGCAGTTGGCACCGAGGCTGGCCCGGCCTTGCGTGCGTTGCTCAATCAGGGCATTGGCGCGCTAGACGATCTCAAGGTCAAGCTTGAAGGTGCTGCAGGCAGCGCTGCCAAGACTGCAGCGGTGATGCAGAACAATCTGCTGGGGTCGTTTGACAGCCTTAGCAGCGCCTGGGATACCGTCAAAAATACGCTGGCAACGCCGGTTTTGCCGGTACTTAAAGACGGTGTTGAAAAGCTGTCAAAGGCGTTCTCTGACGCAGTCAGCAGTGGCGCTGTGGCCAAGTTTGGCGAGTCCATTGCCACTGCGTTCCAGGCTGGCATCAAGTGGGCGCAGGACTTTGCCGCCAAGATTGACTTCACCAAGGTTGCGGCTGACTTGCGTGCCTTTGCTGATCGCGCGGGTGAAGTGTTCAGGAGTATTGGTGAGAACGCCAGAGCCGCTGGCGACAGTGCCAAGTTGGCTTATGGGGTAATGAGTGCTGGGGCCAATGGCGTACTCACGGTCATTTATGGTGTGGGCGTGGCCTTTGCGGGCGTGGCGGCTACCGTTCAGAAAGGGCTGGCGCTACTATACGAGGGCTTTAGCAAGATCACTTTTGGTGATGTCTCGGCAAAGTACAAGCAGATGGCGGCTGATATAAGACTGTCAGCAGATGCAACAACGGCGGTCAGTCGCGCCATGGCTGACAAGGCTGTTGCTGCATTCACTGCCATGGGCGATGGTGCCCAGTTGGCCCGCAATGGCTTTAGTAGCCTGTCCAGCAGCAGCTCCGATGCCGCTGCTAAAGCTACACCCAGTGCCGCCGCCTTTGACCAGGTAGCCGCAAGCCTGAGCGGTGTTGGCAACGCTGCTACCGATGCCGCTGCCAAAGCCAGTGACAGTGCCACCAGGCAACAGGTGACGGCGCAAGCCACAAAGGAAAAAGTAGCTGCACTACGCGCCGAATATGAGGCAGCGGTGGCTACAGGCAATTGGCAGTTGGCCACCGAGAAGATGCAGGCACTTAACGGCGCTGCAAAAGAGTCCAAAAACAGCATCGCTGATCTGAAAAAGCAGGCTGACGAGGCTGCCCAGGCCATCGCCGATGCGTTCTCACGAGCTGGCATCAAAACCAAAACCGAGTTGGCTACAGTTGCCAGCGTTGCCAAGGCCGATTTTGAAACCATCAAAGGTAGTGGTGAGGCCACCGCCGATGGCTTGCGGGAAGCGTTTAAAAAATACGCTGAGGCAGCTATTGCATCCAACAACGGCGTAGCCACCGAGACCCTCAAAAGCGAAGCCGCTATGCGTGGGCTGGCGATCCAGACCGACAGCACTGGCAAAACCATCATCAGCGCCATGGGCAGCGGGTCCGATGCCACGCAGCGATTTGGTGGGAACGTGCGCAACACCACCGCCGACATTGAGCGTCAGACCGAAGCCTTGCGCGTGCTGCAAACGCTGGCAGACCGCACTGCGGCACCAGTGGCAAACAAGGACAAAATCAGCAAAGACAACCCCTACGGGCTGACATCGGACGGTCTGAAAGCCAACAAAGACGGCTCAGCCGCTGGCACATCCAACAATACGCTGCCCATTGACCTGGCTTATAAGATCAAAAATGCATCGGATACGGGTCAGTCCGTCAATATGACGCAGGCTGAGCTCGATACAGCCAAAACACAGGCCAAGAATGCGCTGAACTTTATTCAGGAAATGAGCAAGTTGTCGGCTGGGTCTGTATCAATTCAGGCTTTGAATGACGCACAGGCACTGGTCAATGCCACCAACTCGGGGCGGGTCAACGTGACGGACAAGCCATCAAGCACCCAGTCATTAAACAGCTACACCGTCAACCTCAATATCAACGGCCAAAACACCCCAGTGAAGGTGGCCAGCGAGTCTGATGCGCAGGCGCTGATTGCTGCCCTCAAGCGCGCCCAACAAACCGCAGGCGGCGGCTAAATCATGATCACCCTGACCCATACCGCAAGCGCCACCACCGTCACGCTGCCCGACGCCCTGAACTGGACCGATGAATACAGCTACAGCCCGGTGCAACAAACCAAAACCTACACCACCACCGGGGCGCTCTTGATTGAAGAGGGCGTGAAACAGGCTGGGCGCCCCATCACCTTAGAGGGTGCCGCAGACAAGACCTGGTGCACCCGCGCCCAAGTCGACCAGCTCCACGCCTGGGCCAACACCCCGGCCATGGTGCTCACACTGACCCTGCGCGGCGTGCCCCACAGCGTGACGTTTGACCACGAAAAAGGTGCCCTGCAAGGCCTGCCCGTGCTGTTTTATGCCGACGGCTCCATTGCCAGCGACGACTGGTATGTGCCCACCCTACGTTTTCTGGAGCTCTAATGCCCATCCTCACCCAAGACATCAAGTTACTCAAAAGCGCCGTCATGGCCGACACCAGCGACGGCGGGGGCCAGATGACTGGCACCGAGGTGATTGACGGGCAAAGCAATAACCTGTTTCCCGATACCTCTGCGATGGACCGCGCCTTTGGCCGGGTCAATATGCGCAAGGTGTTTGGTGTCGCCCACACCACCGATACCGCTACGCTGCTGGGTGCGCACGCGGTGATTACCGATGCCCCTGATGACCCGCTGGTGCACTGCACGCTGATCAAAACCACCGGCTGGTCGGATGACCGCAGTGCAGCCAAGTCGGCTGTTGAAAAGTATCTGGTGAAAGGCCCCAAGGCGCAGGTGCGTATTTATGACACGCACTATGCGGGCAGTATGCAGCTGCGCTTGATTTGCATTGGTAGCTCGGGCAGTTTTCCTGCTGGCGGGGATGCCATTGTGCTGCGCAACCCTGATGGCCTGGAGCAGTATGTGCGGGTGATCAAGATTGTTACCAGCTACCAGTCTGTTTCATTGTTGGAAAGTAATATGGTGGTGTCGGTTGGTGCCACGGTGGGCACTTGCGACTTGGGGCAGTCTTTGACCATGGATGTGCTGGGGCCACCCGCCGCACGGGTGTTTAACGCCAATGGTATTGGGGCAGAGTCACTTTACGCCATGCTTTACACCACTTCACTGGCGGCTGGGGCGCGTTTTTATGGGGTCAAGCCCCTGGGTGTGCCTGCATTGGCAGGTGATATTTCAGCGACTACGTCAGGCGGTATTTACACCCCGGTGGTGCCCGCGGCTACGGTAGAGACTCCGATCATTGACCAGTACCCGTTAACCAGTCGCAGCGCTACTGTGGCAAGCGCGATAGCGGTCTTGGGCCTGCCTGCTGTGGTGCATGTGCTGTCACCCAATGCGACAGTGACCCTGCCTACTGCGATTGAGGCTAGATCGTTAACCATTGCGCATGGCAGCACCAGTTTTACCGATAACGGTGAGGCCCTGTACCAGGGTGCAGTCAAGGTAGGCGCTATTAACTACCGCACCGGGGTGATCACCTTGGCTCCAGACAGTGCGTCATATGGCAGTGCGTTGATGACTGTCAGCTATAAGCCTGCAGCTGCTGTGTCTGCCATGGGCCATAGCCGCTCGTTTGCCATTACCCAGGTTAATCAAGGCTTGGCTTTTGTGGATGTGATTGAGCCGCTGCCCGCCCCAGGCAGTGTCAGCCTGAGCTATATGGCACAGGGGCGTTGGTATGACATTGGCGATAACGGCAACGGCAAGCTGGCCAGTGATGGTTACGGCAGCGGCACTATCAACTATGCCAGCGGCTCCCTGGCCGTGACGCTGGCCGCTATACCTGATGTGGGCAGTAGCATGATCTTTCTATGGGGCGACAAGAGTGCCGCTGTGGCCCCCACCAGTTACCCGGCAAAGGTGTGGGCTGATCTTCCTTTAAGCAGGGCAAAAGCGGGGGGTATATCGGTGGCGTGGAGCAATGGCGCCGCTAATTTCACCGCAACGTCGGATGCCAGCGGCCTGCTGTCGGGGGATGCTAGTGGTCAGTTTATGTCTGGCGTGTTGAGGTTCGCCCCTAATGTGTTCCCCAGTGGTGACGTGGTGGTGGACTATTTTGATCACGCCAGCGAGGGTGATGCGTTTACCACAACAGGTTCTTTCACGCACACGTTGACTGCGGGCTTGCCGGTCAAACAGGGTTCGTTCACAGGGACGGCTCTGGTGGCGTTTCCTGCCAATGCGCTGTATATTGATTCGGCAATGGATTTGATTGATATTGCCGGTGTTATTTATGCGTATTACGGGGCTAGATCCGATGCCAACCGCTATGCGGTGGGAACTATCAACTACGGCACGGGTGAGCTGGTTTTTATGCCCAGCTTCACTATTAGTGGCACCACCATCACCCAGTTGACTGCGACGCCTGCCAATGGGCCAGCCTACTCTTATTGGAGGTCGCAGGTAGCGCCGATGTCGATCAGCCATCAATCTGCAAGTGGGTTTCAATACGCTTATGGCAGCGAGTCTGGCGCGCAAGTCACCATTAGCGCGCCCGCATGGACGGCCATTGTCCCCACCGAGGGGCGTGTACTGTTGTCTAAGTCACTTGCATTTAAGCTTGGGTCAGAGGTTTATACCGCCGCCGGCGCTGTGCTGCAAAAGGGCTGGAACGCCGCTACCGGGCAAGCGTCTGTTGCCAGTGCCGGGTCGACGGCCGTCAACGGGCAAATTAATATCACGTCACTGCCTGCCAATGGGGTGAATGCGATTACCTGGAGCAATGCGGCGCTGGATTCAAACTCTCATTTGATTCAGAGTGGTGTTTTCAGAACGGCCAGCGCGCCGCTGAAAACAGGGGTGTTCCAGTTGCAGCAGTTTGCCAATGTGGGCACCGGCAATGATGCGGGGGTGTTGTCAGGGGGGGGCTTCACTGGAGAGTTGGACTATCAGCGCGGTTTGGTCACTTGGAGAAGGGGGTCTACGGACCCTGAAGCGCTGAGCTATAACGCGGTGTTTTTGCAATACATGCCGCTAGATGCCAGTTTGTTGGGTATCGAGACCGCCCGCCTGCCGCTGGATGGCAAGGTGCCTATTTACCGCAGTGGCGACTTGGTGGTGGTGCACAACACGCTGACCTTTAACTTGCCTAACCCGCTGGTCAAGACCACGGTGTACGACCTGGGCCGCGAACGCCTGGCCAGCGTGCGGGTGAAGGATGCCACCGGCGTGGTGGTGCCCGACACGCTGTACACCGCCGCCCTTGACCCAGGTACCTTCATGGTGCCCAGCGCCTCGGTGATCACGGCCTACCCCCAGCCCTGGACAGTGGAGCACCGTATTGAGGACATGCTGCTGTGCTCGGTGGCCGATATCAGCGGCAAGCTCACCTTTACCCGCAGCCTGACCCACAATTTTCCTGATGCCACCTCGTTTGTGTCTAGCGCCATGCCGTTTGGTGATTTGTTTGCGCGGGTGTACAGCCTGTTTGAGCAGGGCACATGGACTAGCGTTTGGCAAGATACGCTGATCGGCACGCCTATCCTGGCCCAGTTCAACACCGCGCAGTACCCTATCTTGGTCACCAATGCCGGGGCCATCAAAGAGCGCTGGCTGATTTTGTTCACCAACTCCGGCAGTTTCAGGGTGATTGGCGAGTCAGTGGGGGAAATTGGCACTGGCTCTACCAGCCACACAGTCAATGAGCCCCAATACACGGCCCCCCTTAACCCTGCAACCCTCGCCCCTTACTTCACTATCCCTGACCTGGGCTGGGGCACCAGCGGGGGCGGCTGGTCTAGCGGCAACTGCCTGCGCTTTAACACCGATGCCTGTGGCACGCCGTTTTGGGCTGTGCGCACCGTGTTGCAAGGCCCGGCATCCATAGATTCAGATCAATTCACCTTAGCCTTCCGGGGCGATGTAGACAGGGTATTACCATGACAGACACATTCAAGACGAAATCATTTACCAGTAGCATGACTGGGGCCCCGGTATTGTCAGGAACCGCAGGGGCGCTGATCGCCGTGCTCGATGCCTGTCTGGTCAACGGCCTCGGCCTGGGCACCCTGACCTCTTTGACAGTCAGTGGCGGCATTGCCACCGCTATTTATGGCTCTGGCCACCCCTTCGCAGTCGGTAGCGTGGCACTGATTGCCGGGGCTACCCCGGTTGGGCTCAATGGCGAAAAACGCATACTGAGCACCACCACCAATACCCTCACTTTTGCTGCCACCGGCATCAGTGATCAGAGCGCCAGCGGCACCATCACCAGCAAAGTGGCCCCTGCGGGCTGGAGCAAGCTCTACACCGGCACCAATCTGGCAGCCTACAAGATCACAAGTCCCATGGGTACCGGATTTGTTCTAAAGGTAGATGACACCGGCACTACTACAGCACGGGTGCGCGGCTTTGAATCCATGAGCGACATCAACACCGGGGTCGGCCCGTTCCCCACCCTAGCGCAATGGGCTGCACCGGGCCTGTGGTGGAGCAAGTCCAACGCCGCCAGCGCCCTTGCTCGCCCGTGGCGCATCGTCGCTGATGACCGGGGGGTGTACTTTTTCCCGAAGAACGCAGACACGGCCAGCGAGCATCAGGGCAACTACTTTGGCGACATCCTGCCGATCAAGAGCAACGACCCGTACGCATGCCTCTTGCGAGCCAACAGTGCTGACCGCAGCGCCAGTGTGACGGCTATGAATGAAAGTCTTGAATATGCCGACTCATCACTAAGTGCGCCCGGCACCTACATTGCCCGTGCTGCGAATACCTTAGGGGGGGCGGTTCAGTCGTTTCAAGACCCGGTGATGTCGGTGGGGCTGGCGCTGGTGCACGTCAGCGGCACAGTCGGTTGGGCGTACCCGTCGCCTGTCGATAACGGGCTGCTGCTGACCCCGGTGTGTTCTTATTCTGCGGGTGGCTATCGGGGTTACTTTCCCGGCCTGCGCTACAGCCCGCAGATTACCAATAATGCTTTTTCAACAGGTGACGTTGTGGCCGGTAGTGGCGATATGGTGGGTAAAAGTGTCACGGTCATCAAGTGTGGCACACCGGCTGCTGGAGCCGGGCAGGGCGTTGTGTTTATGGACCAGACCTCTGACTGGCGGTAAGCGATGGCGATCAGTCGTTTCTGGAGATTGGTGGGGCTCAACACTCGCGGCAATGGTGTGCTGGAGTTGTCAGAGGCGCGCATCTACGAGAGTGGCGCACTGGCCGATGCTGGCGCGACCTTGACCGCAACCATAGAGCCTGCCAGTGGCGTGCTGGCTGATTTGCGCGACGGTTTAGCTTTGTCAGTTGTGACCTGGCCTCATACCAGCTACGCACAGCCAGGCTTTGCGCTCGTGTGGGACTTTGGGGCAGGCGCTGGCGTCGAGTCTCCCAAACTGCGTCTGGGGGGCGGTACCAGCGATCTCACCTTTGCCCTGGACTTAATGTTGCAACAGTCGTCAGACGGGCAGTCTTGGGACACATTTATGCGGGTAATCAACTATGCGTATCCAGGCAACGGTTTGACCACCCCCCTGTGGGCGGTATCCGACCCCTACTTCAGTTATGTTTCACTTTTGCTTAATGGCCTAGGGATTAATGCCAGCAAGGTGTTTACGGATGAATCGTTACGGCTCAAAGTACCCGATAGCGTTGTTGGCAACATAGCGCTAAGTACCGTCGAGTCCAAGTCTGGGGGCAGCAGCCTTTATCCAAACGGTGGACTTTTGAGGTATGCAGACGATCTCGACCTCAGAATTGGGTCGAACGATTGGACGCTGGAGGCATGGGTGTTTCAGACCAATAACGCGGGCTACCAAACCATTTTCAGCAAACGCGACAATGATACCGGTGCCTACTATGAGATGGGCACATCTGCCGGTGGCATCGCGTACTTTTACAACGGCCAGATCTATTTGGCTGGCGCAATCAGTTTGAACACGTGGGCACATTTTGCAGTCTGTCGCTTAGGTGCAGTGACGACGATATATATCAATGGTGTTGGTACATCTATTGGTAACGTGCAACCCAACGTCGCCTTGATAGATCGCAGTTTGTACATTGGCGGCATTTTTATGGCCGGACAAACTTGGAAAGGCTACCTGGACAACTTGCGAATCACCAAAGGTGTTGCACGCTACTTCGCCAACTTCACACCCCCAATCGATTTCGCCGGTGTCACTTGGTCTGTTGATGCCCCATTGGCCAGAGCCAATCAAACATTGTCCGCAACTGAAAGATTGCTGCCAAGCGCAGACCCGGGGTTCACCACCGCGCAACACCATTTACGCGAATACCCGTTTTTCGACGCCTATAACGGCGGTACCGGCCTAATCGCCGGCACAGTTAAGGAAAAGAACTTGCCTGACAACGTGCCGCTTCACCGCAAGGTATGGCTGATAGACGAGGCCAGCGCCATGGTGATTCGTGAAACATGGAGCGATGCGGTCACAGGCGACTATGAGTTTCGAGGTATCAAACAGGGGCTGAAATACACCGTGCTGGCCTACGATTACACCGGCCTGTACCGGGGCGTGATTGCGGATGCCCAAGTGCCTGAGGTGTTGCCATGACCACCCCTTTGTCGCTGGCCATACGCCAAGCACGGCTGCTGGCGGTGCGTGATGCTGTGGTTGCGCTGTGGTTCTACCCTGGCGCTATCGCTACCATCCCCGAAGAGACCACTGCACAAACCCGACTCGCGTTATTGACGCTCGATAGCCCTGGCGGGTCTATTGGGGCCGATGGTTATGTGGCCACCTTGACGTTGACCGTGCCGCGCATTACTCTGGCAAACCAGAGTGCACTATGTAGCTGGGTGCGTTTTGTCGATGCGTCAGGTAACAGCATCATGGATTTGCCGACCACTGACACCACTGACCCACTGCCTGAAGGCAAGGTGGTGCTGAGCGACACGCGGGTTTACGTTGGGGGTGAGTTGCAACTGATCAGTTGCGTGATCCGCGAGTAGCTTGTATGGCCGCCGACATCGTCTTTGACCGGGCTGCGGGGGCCGATGCACAACTGGTTTTTGGCGACCTGCTTGGCCCGGCTCCCAGCCGCACGGCCAGCGCCAGCATCAATCTTGGCGGTGTGCGTGTCAGGGCATTGGTTGCCCCACCGGTCAAAGCCAGTGCCAGTGTGTTGTTGGGTGGTATCACCGTGGCAGCGACTGCGTTTTACGATAACCGGGTTACGCCCTGGAAAGACTTTCGCGCCGCGATCGTGCATAACCCGGCCTTGTGTGCTGACCATAGCAACTCAGATGATTGGCAAATCAGCTTGATTCAGCGTGGCGGCAAGGCTATGCGCAGCGGCAAAGCGACCCAGCGGCCCATGCAAGCCCAGAGCGCGTTTGACAAGGCCCGCTTGCACACCGAGTCGCGTGATGCACGGTGGCAACTTGCCATTCAAAAGGCGCAGGTCTCATCAACACACTATCAAAAAGCCGTGTTCAAGGCCGATGGCCGTGCCGAAGGCTGGCAGTTGGGTGATGACCGGCGCGTGGGCACTGCCAGCGCCATGGAGAGCGGCATTTTTAAGGTGCTGTACAAGCGCGGATCGTGGCAGACGGCGCTGGCCACCTTGCATCAAACCGATCACCCTGCAGGTGCCAGCCTGTTCTACAGCGGCGTTTTGCGGGACTTACCCTGGGAGTTGGCCGGTTTTCCTGCACCCGGGCATAGCGCTATCGAGCCTCCCAAACCACCTAAACCACCATCCTTCTGGTGGGGCGCTGATTTGCTGTTTCAGTGCCCGCCACTGTTATCGCCTGCGCTGGTGTTTGGCGACACCTGCATCCAAGTGCCCACTGGCCAATCCGTCTTTGCCATCCTGCCTGCGAGGTTTTATATGACCGCCCACACCATCTACGCTCAAACCCTGCCCGACCTGGCCGACGTGCCCATCTATGAGGCCACCGTGGCGGCTGACTCGGGCAGCTACTGCTGGAGCCTGTCTGCCAGCGGCCCGGCCAGCCTGTTTGAGCAGCTCGCCCCTGTTGGCGGCCTGCCAGCACAGATCAAACTCACCCTGGACGGCATCCCCTGGGTATTTGCCGTGGACAGCATCAGTCGCAGCGCCAGCTTTGGCCAGACCGGGGTGCGCATCCAGGGCCGCAGTGTGACCGCTCTCATTGCCGCGCCTTACCTGCGTGCCACCACCCGCAGCAACGCCACCGACCAAACCGCCCAGCAAATCGCCCTGGAAGCACTCACGGGCACTGGCGTTGCTCTGGATTGGGGCATGGGTGCCGGTGCATTAGCCAACGGCGGCTTAGTCGATTGGCTCATTCCAGCAGGCGCTTGGAGCCATCAAAGCACGCCGTTGGACGCAGTGCAAACCGTGGTGCAAGCCGCAGGCGGCTACCTGCAAAGCCACCGCAGCAGCGCCACCCTGCAGGCACGCCACCCCTACGGCCAGCGGGTAGGCGACGTATCAGGCGCGCCGTGGAATTGGAGCCTTGGCGCAGCAGACGTTGAGCTGGCCACCGATGCACTGATCACCGAGAGCGTGCAGCGCCAGGACGGCTCCGACATCAACGCTGTGTATGTGTCAGGTACCACCGCTGGTGTGTTGGCGCTGGTCAAGCGCAGTGGCTCGGCGGCAGACAAACTGGCGCAGATGCTGACCGACCCGCTAATCACCCATGCGGATGCTGCCCGACAGCGTGGCTTGAGCGTACTGGGTGGGGCCGGCCACAAATATGCAGTGACGCTGGAACTTCCCGTGCTGACTGGCACTAACCAGCCAGGCGTGCTCGATGTGGGTCAACTGGTGCAGGTCAACGCCAGTGAGCCCTGGCGTGCCCGTGTACGCAGCGTCAGCGTGGCGGCTAAACGCCCCAGCCTACGCCAAACAGTCACCCTAGAACGTCACTTGGAGGCCGTATGAGCACCACCAACCTTTACCGTGCCCTGATGGAACTGCTGCCCGAATCACCGTTGCAAGTGGCAACAGTGGTGTCCGTCAATGCCGTCCAGGGCACTAGCACCATTACTTGGCCCGGTGGCGATCTGCAAACTGTGCGCGGCACCAGTCTAGGAGCAGGTATCAGGGTTTTTGTACGCAACGGCGTGATAGAGGGCTCAGCGCCTAATCTGACGCTGGTGACGATTGAGGTGTGA